CTACTCAGCATACTCGATGCGGAGCGGCTGAAAGAGAACTACCTCGCCCGGCTACGCCAGCTCGAATACGACCAGAAATCTGGCCGGGTGGTGCTGGTCGAAGATGTGACTGCGGCGGTGGGCAAAAAGTTCGCGGATGTCCGGTCGAAGCTGGACGCGATACCGGCAAAGGTGGCGCCCAAGCTCTCTCGGCTCAAAACCCCGGCCCAAATCCAGGACGCGTTGCGTGAGGAGATTACCTGGGCGCTTGAGGAGCTGACCGTTGGAGATGCAGGAGGCCTATAGCGCCGGCCTCGAAGCGCTTGAGCGAGGCCTCGATAGAGCCGCCAGTCTTAACCTCCGCCCGCCGCCGAAGCTCACCTTGAGCCAATGGGCAGCGCGCTATGCTGTATTGTCGAGGGAGACCTCGGCGCAGACGGGCCGCTTCGAGGCTTACCCGTATCAAAACGGCTGGATGGACGCGATCTCCGACCCTGCGGTCGAAATGGTCACCATCATGAAGGGCGCCCGGGTCGGTTACACCAAGACCCTTGACCATGCCGTCGGCTATTTCCTGCACCAAGACCCGTCTCCGGTGCTGGTGGTGCAGCCCCGCGTTGAGGACGCGGAGGATTACTCGAAGACCGAAATCGCGCCGATGTTGCGGGACACGCCCGTGCTGGCGGAGATAACGGGCGACACGAAGGCCAAAGACAGCAATCAGACCATCCTGAAGAAGACGTTCCTCAACGGCGCATCCCTGTCGCTGGTGGGGGCGAACAGCCCGGGCGGCTTCCGCCGCATCACTGCCCGGGTTGTCCTTTTCGATGAGGTCGACGGCTATCCGGTGGGCGGCGCGGGTTCCGAGGGTGATCAGATCTCGCTCGGCACGAAGCGCACCGAGACCTTCTGGAACCGCAAAATTGTGCTTGGCTCTACCCCGACGGTGAAGGGGTTCAGCCGCATCGAGAAGAGCTGGGAGCAGAGCGACCAGCGCCGCTATCATGTGCCGTGCCCCCACTGTGGTGAGAAGCAGCCGCTCGAATGGGGCGGGGCCGATACGCCGCATGGGATCAAGTGGAAGCGTGACGAGGCAGGGAATCACCTGCCTGAGACGGCCTTCTATGTGTGCGCCAAGAACGGGTGCATCATCGATGAGGCCGATAAGCCAGAGATGGTCGCCCGCGGTGAATGGATCGCCTCTAAGCCGTTCAAGGGCCATGCCGGGTTCCATATCTGGGCGGGTTATTCGCTCCACGCCAATGCCTCTTGGGCAAAGCTGGCGGCAGAATGGCTTGAGGTAAAAAGCGACCCGCTGCGCCGGCAGACATTCGTCAACCTGGTCTTGGGCGAGCCCTACGAGGATCGCGGCGACAAGGCGATGAGCGAGCGCATGCTGGTCGCGCGCACTGAGGTATGGGACGCCGAAGTCCCGAACCGGGTGGCGGTGATCACGGCCAGCGGCGACACGCAGGATGACCGTGTAGAAATCGAGATCGTCGGCTGGGGCGCGAACGAGGAGCGCTGGAGCATCGCCCATGAGGTCATCGTGGGCGATCCTGATGGGCCTGAGTTGTGGGCCCAGGTGGATGCGTTTCTGCTGCGGAAATGGCGGCGCGCTGACGGCCACGAGTTTTCGGTGGCGGCGGCCTGTATCGATTCAGGCGGCCACCATACCCAGAAGGTTTATGAGTTCTGCCGCGCGCGCCTGGGGCGCCGCATCTGGGCCGTGAAGGGTGAAAGCGCCCGTGGCGGTGCTCGGTCGCCTGTATGGCCGATCAAGAAGCCGTCGGCGCGCAATAAGCAGTCGTTCCGGCCGATCATCATCGGCGTGAATGCTGCGAAAGACCTGATCCGGTCACGGCTGCATTTGGAGCAGCCGAAGCCGGATGAGGCCTGCGCCGGGTACATGCATTACCCGGCTGACCGCGACATCAACTTCTTTGCACAGCTCATCTCTGAGCGCCTGACGACGAAGTCCGTGCGCGGCCAGAAATACAGAGTCTGGGAGCTGCCGCCTGGGCGCGCCAATGAGGCGCTCGACCTGGCCGTCTACAGCTATGCGGCGCTCTGCGGCTTGATGCACTTCGGCTTGCGGCTGAACCGGAAGGCTGAGGCGGTGGCGGCAGCCATTGGCGCTCCTGTCCGGCCACAGCCACGGGCGCCGCTGGCGGCCCCGGAGGCGCAAAACCCTCAAGAGGCCCCCGCCGTACCGACGCCGCAGAAGGTGGCGGTCGGTGTGGTGGTCAAATCCGAAGGCCCACCGGCTACCCGTAAGCGCAGACTCGGCGGGCGCATGGCGGGTGCCTGATCATCCGGCACCCGAGATTGGAGACGCAATTGGCGAGCTATAACCCACAGACAAGCATTTTTGCGGGCATGACGAAGGCGCAGCTGCAGGCTGCGCTGACTGCCGCGCAGCAGGCCTATTTGGACCTGAGCTTGGGGGCAAAGGCCGTGACGCTGAGCTACGCCCAGGGCGCGGGGTCTAAATCTGTGACCTATCAGCAGACTAGCCTCCCCAACCTGACGGCCCTGATCAAGCAGATGCAAATGCAGCTTGGTCTTGTGCGCCATGCGCGCGGCCCGATGCGCCCGGTGTACCGCTGATGGTCAGTATCCTCGGACCAGACGGCCTGCCGCTACCGCCCACCAGGCGCGCCGCCGGCATGCGCCCGCGCGCGCTCCATGGGCGCGGCAACTCTCCGTATGATGCAGCGGATCTCTACTCGCCGCAGATGGCGGCATGGACGCCGTATCTGTGGTCGCCGGATGGCGAGACGTCTCAGATGTACCGCGACCGCATGGTGTCGCGTGCTCGAGACATCGACCGCAATGACGGCTGGGCGCGCGGCGGCATCACGAAGATCCTCGACAACGTCATCGGGGCGAATTTCCGGCCGATCTCGAAGCCGGATTACCGGGCCCTGGCATATTACACCGGCAACAAGGCTTTTGATGCGAAATGGGCCGACGAGTTCGGACATGCCATTGATGCCTGCTGGCGCACCTGGGCAGAGGATATTGGCCACTACTGCGATGCCGCGCAGAAGCTGTCGATGTCCCAGCTTTTCTGGGTGGCGATGCGGCACAAGCTGCTCGACGGCGATGCGCTGGCGGTGATGCTGTTCCGCCCTGAGCGGGTCGCGCCTGGCCGCGCACGCTATGCGACTGCGGTGCAGCTGATCGATCCTGACCGGCTCAGCAACCCGCAGCTCAAGTTTGACCAGAACGCGATGCGCGGCGGTGTCGAAGTTGATGAGTTCGGGGCGCCGCAAGGGTACTGGATCCGCCGGGCCCACCAGGGCGACTGGTTCAGCGCGGCCAAGTCCGTGCAATGGGATTATCTGCCGCGCGACACGGAGTGGGGCAGGGCAATTGTGGTGCACGATTACGACCACGACCGCGCTGGGCAGCACCATGGCGGCGTGGGCGTTCTTACGCCGATTTTGCAACGCCTCCGCATGCTGACGAAATACGACAGCGTCGAGCTCGAGGCTGCGATTATCAACGCGATTTTCGCTGCCTATGTGCGCAGTCCTTATGACCAGGCGATGGTACAGGAAGCCCTGGATGGTGGTGTCGATAAGGGCGAGGATTCCTCACTTGGGCAGTATCAGGATCTGCGCAACGAATTTTGGGAGGGTAGGCGCTCCACAGTTGATGGGGCGCAGCTCACTCACCTCTTTCCTGGCGAAGAGATCGGAACCGTCACGGCGGCCCGGCCGAACAGCAATTTCGAACCGTTTGAGGTGGCAATCCTGCGTCACGTCGCCTCTGGCATGGGGATCACATACGAGCAGCTCACGGCTGATTTTTCGCGGACCAATTACTCGTCATTTCGTGGCGCCACAAATGAGGTGCTGAAGACCTTCAATCGGCGCGCCAAGAATTTCGATACCGGCTTTGCCATGCCGATCCGCGCGGCGGCCGTTGAGGAATTCATGGATGTGGAGGACGTGCCTCTGCCCGCCGGCGCGCCGTCCTTCGAAGAGTTCCGCGCTGCCTACTCGAAATGTCATTGGCTGCGCCCCGGGCGCGGCTGGATCGACCCGGTGGCCGAAAAGCAAGGCGCGATCCTCGGCATGGAGGCTGGGCTCTCCACGCTGGAGATGGAGGCCGCCGAAAACGCGGGCCTCGATTGGGAAGAGATCATCGATCAGCGCGCCATTGAGGTGGAGCGCTTCAAAGCCCGCGGCCTGACGCCGCCCACTTGGGCGGATGTGAGAGACGCCAAGCCGGGAATTGATCCTGGCGACAAGCCAACCGCACCTGGAGCCCGTCGATGAATCGCCTGCCGTTTCTCAGCCAGCGCATGTTCAACACGCCGGTGGCGATTCACCCGGCAAAGGCCGAGGTGATCATCGCGGCGCTGGCTGACCGGATCGGTGTTGCGCACATGTTCCGGGCGAATGGTGAAGCTGCCGCCCTGGTGCCGATGGCTTTCGCCGATGACGACTGGGGCGGATCATCCGCCCGTGCGTCAGAGGAAGGCTACGACCTGGTGGAAGGCGTGGCGGTCATCCATGTGGCCGGGACGCTTGTTCAGAAAAACGGCTATCTCCGGCCGTATTCTGGGATGACCGGCTATGATGGCATCCGCCAGAACCTGCTGACCGCATTCTATGATCC